TTTTTATCTAACAAATCTTTAAACTCCATTTGATTGGTTCCGTTCTTTACAATCGAACCATCCAAATTAAATACTAATATTTTTTTACCATCCATTTTGAAGGCATAGTTACCGGCAATTTCTTCTGCATACCATCCATTCTTGGCGTACTTATCGTAAGTATCAATGAACGAAAAATTTGCTAACTCTGCTGTTACGGCATCGGTTAAAACCTTTTGAGATTCTTTAGTTTCGTAAGCCGTCTTTACACTTTCAACCTCCAATTCCTTTGCTTTAATTGCATCGTCTTTTTCGGCTAACAATGTACGTAAATCTTCAGCCTCCTTTTTTATCTTCTCAATTTCCTCTGTCGTTTTACCCGTACCTTTTAATTCAGTTTCAAGCTGCTTAACTTTTTCTTCGTGTGCCTTTACTTTAGCTTCCACCAAAGGAACCAACTCATCGAAACTTTTTGCCGTTCCTTCTGAACCTAATAGTTTTTTCATTTTACTTTCAGCCTCACCCCTTGCACGTCCGAAACTTGCTTTAACTTCCTTCTCATGCAAATCAACACTAATCATTTTTTCTCCTAATGCTGTTTTGTAATCTTCAATCGTAGTATCATCCGTTACCTCAAAATCAGGTAGGGTTGCTTTAATAATTTCTTGCTGTTCTGTTGATAGTGCCATTATGCTGGTGTTTTAGTTGATTTACTTTCTAACTCTGCAATCTTTTTTTGAAGTGCCTCGTTAGCCTTTTTTAAGTTTTCGTTTTCAGTTGCTTTAGCCACCTTATCTCCGTCAATTCCATAAAGTGAGAACAATCCTTTTTCGTAATCTTCAACAGTCATAAAACCCTGTTTGCCTAAAAGAATTTTAAACTTTCCTTCTACATCCCTATCAAATTTCTCTTTAGGGTAACTTACTTTTTTACCAAAATCTACCGCCTCGAATTTTCTTTGGCGTTCTGTAAATCGGGAGCATACTCTCATACACTCTACCATTTCTTTTTGTTTTGCTACTTCTGTTGCCATGTTGATTTAATTTATACAAATATACAAAAATTATTTAAACCAAATTATACTACAGGCTCATCATCTACCATTATATCAGCCGCTTTTTTAACTTCTTTCGGGGCTAGATTATCAACCGATTTTTGCGTGTATTCGTAAATAATTGCTTCCTGTTGTTCGTATTCCATACTCCAAAAGCCCTCATGTTCTGCCTCTGCCAACATGATAAACGTACTTAGGTAATTATGTAGCACCGCCTCAAACTTTGTGCAAGTCCTATCCAGCATTGCGTTTACCTCCACACTTGAGAAGTTCCACAGCTTATCTATCTTCATTGTAAACCTTACCTCTGCTGGAATATGTGTACCATTGAAACGGGTATCAGCCCCTTCCATTACAAGCCCTTTAGTGTAGCTTGCTGGTAATCCGTCCTTTTTTGCCCCGCTTATTTCGGTGGTGATTCCGTCCGAAGTCCTAAAGTTAAAATATTGTGGTGGGCTAATCGATGGTTTTTTAAACCCTTCTCCCCATCTATAAAAGCCCATTGCCTCAATAGTGAAGTCCAGTAAATCAAAAAACTCAGCCGAAAAGTGTAACATAAAAGAATGAAATTCCTCTTTTTCTAACCATGCTCCCGTAGCGGTGTTACTTTTAGCATCTTCGGCCTCGAATAAAAACGAAAACGATTGTAATTTTTTAGCCTCAATTCTCTTATCCAGGTGGTCTAATATTTGTCCGTCCGGTGCAAAATATTGAATAGGAGGGGACATTGGTAAAGGGTTATCCTGATTTATTCCAACGGTTGCTGGTATCTCGTACACTCCTGTTGGTGAAAAGTGATTAGCCTTTCCAGTACCTTTACATGATGGGCAATTAGTTGCCACTCCGTCAAGATTTATTAATCCATTCCTACAAGCCGAGCCAGTTACTTCATCCTTATAACTACAAGAATCCGTTACTACCCCACGTATAGCATAAGCGGTTGAATAAGTACCCATCATTAAAATAGAACTCATCCTTGTTACTTCGTCAAGGTCAGGAATAGCCCCCGAATAACTCGAAGCATATAACGTATTGCCATCGTGAACTTTTAATGGTTTACCTTTTAGCTTTTGCGCTGGTAAGTAATCCCATCCATGTTCATAAATAATTCTAATATCAAAATCAGGAAGGTCGTTTTTAATTCCGATTTGTCGAGCCTCCCAAATATTATTCTTATCGTAAAACTCAAATACTAAGCCGTCCTTTTTCCACGTATCACCTACCTTATATTTAGCGTCCGAATCAGTTAAGATAAAAAGAAAATCATTCTGTCTAAAATCAATTACTTTTTCTTCCTCAATTATCACAGCGATTGGTTCAATCTCTTTTGATTGGTCAACGATAAAAACATTATCATCATTATACTCTCCTGGTATTTCTCTTGGCTTAACAACTAACACCTGATTAGGGAAATCAATTTTTTTATCCCTTACAATATCGAAGAAATAACTAAGTACAGAATGATACTCAGGGTAATCAGTAAAGAAATATTTTTTTTGTTCCTCATCCCAATTCGTTATTGAATAGTTTTGGGAGTTAGATATAATTTTAGTTTTATCTTTTGCCCTATCCCATGTTGACTTTGTATAAGGTACATAAAGCCCCATTTGATATTCCCATTCTTCCTGAGATTGGTTAGGTGCTTTTGTCTTTAGAATTTCATAAGGAAAACAATCATCCGAACTATGAACTGATACTTTATAATGCTGTCTTAAACTTTCAATATAAATATCATTGAAGTCAGGAAGTTTTTTATAGTATTCATCAGCTTTAAATTTCTTGTCGAAACTCCCTAGCCAATTCTTATAACGGCTCAGCTTTATTTTGATAGCCGCTTCTTTTACTAAATCCCTTATGTATTCTTCTTCGTACATTACCTGTTTGGTTTAGGCTTTGGTCTTGGTTTTGTGCTGCAACATTTCATGCTCTCTTTTTTAATTTCACTTTTAACTGAACGTGCTTTTGTGCCATTAATTGATGGCTCTTATATTGGTTCTGAAAGTTATATTTTTCTTTACAATATTTTTTAATAAGCATATCGTACAAGTCATAAAGACTTTTAAATCTACTCATCTTGCCTCCAAAGCATCCTATTAAATAACACTCCGTTTCTAATACGTCAATGCTTTTATTTTTGGTATCGAAGCAAATAGGGAAAATATTACTTATCTTTTTCTCGTATTCTGTTCCATAACAAGGGTCTAAATCTAACTGAGCCGTTGCAAGGTTAAATGCTAATTCATCAGGATATGCACGCCCCCATAAATGAGTTGGTGAATCATCGGTAAAATTAGATAGTGATTGTTCAAAAAACTTCAACGCTGTTTCTCCTTTTTTAAAATAAAGAAACGATGTATTGGTTTCAAAGATGGTAAACTTCTCAGGTAGTAATAATTTTAATTCATCCCATTTCATCCATATACACTTCCAATCTAAATCATCCTCCTGATACCTTCCTACAACTTGCAAATGAACGTCCTTTGTAGCACAATCAAACAACCCTTCGATTGGTTTTATTAAAAGTCCATCACCATCTAAAAAAATATTCTGCTCAAACTCACAATATTTATAGATAGAAAGTTTTGCTTTGCCAGGTGAAAAATTACCATACTTATCGAACATATCATTTTGCTCAATGTCAATAATCTTATCAAATAAAGAACGGTGAAAAGAATTTAATTCTGATTTACATTCTTCGTCTACCACAATATTAATGGGCATCGAAGGGCTGTGAAAACGGATAGAAATAGCCATATTCACAGCCCAATGACTGTAAGTAATATTATTAATTGCTAATAATGTTACCCCCCTCATGTTAAGAGAATACACCTACTGGAGCAGGCCGTCTTACTGGTGTTCCGTTTGGTGAGCTTTTCCACTCAACGGTAATCATATACTTCTGAAAGTCAGCCGAAAGGTCGTCATTCGCTGGCATTGCTTTGAATACACAAAGGTCTGAAAGGTTAGCCCTTACTTCATCTTGCTCAAAGTTATACCATGCTAAATAACCAATACGTCCATTCAAGGCAGCGTAATAATCATCATTGGTGTTGTTTACATTCGGGTCTTCGAAGGTGAATACGTGATTCATCTTCATAATTTTATTATCAGGCCCGTCTGCACGAGGATTAGTTTTTTCGTCCGGGGTTGGTGTTGGGTATGAACCCTTACCTTTCCCTGAGATAAAAGCATTGTTGGCCGCTTGTTCTGCTACCCATTGGGCTGCTGAACTTAGGTTAGTAAATGTATTATCCTGGTCGATGAAAACAAATTTACTAGCACCTGGCAACAAGTCAACATCACAGTTGTTCGTGTCGTATGCTGGTAAATCGTCTGCACAATTGTTTATGCTCATTTTGCATCAATTTAAAAGTTTATAAATCTTTGCTTTATGAGAAGCCCCACGTTGAAGTTTTGATATGACCTTCTAACACACTTGTAGAGATAACAAATATAATAAAAAAAACTATTTCAACCTATTTTGTATTGATTCAGGTAAATCTTCCATCTTTATATTGCCACTTGCCAGGTTCCTTTCAATAACATTTATAGGTACGTCCTTAATGCCTTTAGGGATTAGGGAATGGTTGCATTGGTAGCCTCCAAGTAAGCTAAAGATAGTGTCTTTATTGGTTCCTTGTGCTTTTCCTGCCCAACTTTCACTAGCCCAGCTTTGTATTTCTTTCATGTGCCAAACCTTGTTAACCCGTTCATCACAAAACGGCCTTGTGGTGTCTTGGGTAGGGCCAGCATAGGTGTAAAACTCTATCCCAAACTCATCAGCCACCGCAGAAGTATAACTCCTTTCGCTTATAGAGTAAATATCCCTAGCATTTTGACGGGCATAGCGGCTAAGCCCCCCATCTATTTGGCTGTTTCCTTGTATCTGTACCTGAAGGTTCTTTACAAGGTCTGTAAACGACCCGCTGTTGGCAATGGCATTCTGCAAAGCCCCTTCAAATGCTGTTACATTTTCACTTACCGCTGTTTCGGCTAATAGGGAAACGGCTTGCTCTTGTTTTACTTTATACAAGGCATCTAAATTACTCTTAGGCTCAAACCCTTCAATGGTACTTTCGAAATATTTATTGTTTAAATCTTTTTGAACTTCGAACTCTTTTACAAATCCTGTTACACTCTTACCATATCCTGAACGTATAATAGCATCTTCGAAATCCCTTCCTAGTGTTTTTATTAGCCCTAAATTCTCGTTACTCATTACGATATTACCACTAGAATCTATGGTGAGTTTATTCAGGTCTGCAATTACATCATTGAAAATACCGTTTTGGTTTTTAACAACGGCATCTATGAAATCATTTGGTACTGATTCAAGGCGTGACAGTTTTAATCTTAGTGTATCAGGCATTAGTAAGTATTTCTTAAATTACCTTGATTCTTTTTCATCACTTTTGAGTTTCCTTCTGCTAATTCTGAGTCCCCCCAATTAGGCGTGTGTACGCCCGTGCATACGTATAGGACTGTATCTAAATAAACAATAGGATGCATAAGAATAACCGCTAAAGAATTATGCGCCCATGCTGGCATAAATTGCGTAGCTAATTCCTCGGCCCTGTTTAAATTATTATACGGCTGAACCTGATTGTCTAACGTTGATTTGAACGGGTCAAAATCTAATGTAGGTGTAGTGTCGTTTCGGAGTCTACCTGGAACCCTCATTCTCATTTTGTAATTATTAGAATCGAAGAACTCTCCGAATGTAGGTTGGTCTGCTGTATATTCTACAACTACCGTACAGTCTTGGGTATCACATACACAATAACACTCACTAAGTCCGTCCATATCTGAATAAATTGCGGTAGGTGTAACTGATACGCTGTAATTGTCAATTGAAAAAGTACAGGTATCATCAGCCACAAAAGAAGTATAGTTTGAATCCCCTAAAGCTACTCCGCTAAAACTAACAGTCGTTGGGTCGGCCATCGTTGCTGCATCATGTGAGTAAACTACAAAATCCCCAATTATTAAACTGAAGTTACCTACCATTGTACCACCATTGGAACTTATAGTAAATAACACATCGTAGGATTGACCTTCCTGAATTGTACACCCTCCATTATTTAAAGCAACATTTCCAGCCGAAACAGAACTAAAATTTAACTTTCCGCCTCCTATTGTAATTCCTGGGTCTAGCGTCCAAAAATCATTACTCGACATTCCCCCACCTCGAACCATATTACCGTCGCAAATAGTTCCATCCGTTAGACCTAAAATATAGTTTCCACAATCGGGCGCAATATGATACCACTGAGTGCTTACAAAAACATTTCCAATGGTTAATGAATCTTCAAGTGTTCCAGTAGCGTCTAAGGCTGCATAGGCTACATATAACTCTGTTTCTGCATCGAATAAAACTAAGTTATAATCGGTTACTAATTGAAGTGCGCTAATTGATGAATCTATTGAACCTACAAAAGTAGAACTTGCTGTGATGACGAAATCAGTATTAGTTTGACACTCCCCATAAACAGTATGGGTGCCAACGGTAGAAATAGTTGCAATAATATTATCGCCTAATTTAATTGTAAACGAACCAGCGGTAATATCAGTTACTTCTAAATCTATTCGATACCACAATCCAATGGTTAACGCTGCATCAAAAGTAATTGTAGATGCTGCCGCTGCTGATACATAAAAATCATCAGTCGTTTGGTTATATCTGAAATTTCCGGTAGCTAAAATTGGGAGTATCTCATAATCTTCAGGAAATGATAAGAATAAATCATCTTCAATAGATAAAACAGTCGAACTATCAACAGCGGTTACGAAAGTACTTGTTAACTCTGTTGTGTTTAAAACTAACATATTTGCAAGTACTCCATCGGTTGTAAAATCTGCGCCTGTGTCGTTTAGTTTATCAGCCGTTGTAGATGTTGTTGCTCCTGCACTTATTGGAGTAAGAAAAGGCGTAATTAAATTACTTCCAGTTGTACTTGCCTTGAATTGAAATGTCATGTAATCGGTATTTAAAACCGGATGGCAATATTCGGGACCAATAAAAAAACAATTACCTAATCTTTTATGATAGGCGGTATTTTCCCAAGAGGTAAATCCATCATTTAATTCCGCTGTTGTAGGGTTAACCTTGTACAGTTGAATCGGCTGGTTAAATAAGTATTCTATATCCATAGTTATTCTATATAAACATATCCTGCGCACCTTACAGTTGCAGGGTTTGTAGCCCATGTTGGACACACCATTTTTATCTGAAAGTAATCACCAGCACTAAGCGATATTCCTAATGCGGTATTACTAAATATTCTTTCATTGGTTGCTACGCCTAATGTGGCTATCAGATAATCGGTAGTATTATTTACCCTTATGTATAGGCTCCAATTTTCATTGCTTCCAGCCGTAGCGGAATTGGTATAAATTTCTGCAATATTTAAGGTTCCGGCCTTTCTTATATATACATTATTTATATTAGCTGTTGTATTCAATCCAGTAGGAAGGTGTCCAAAATAAAGAGTCTGAGCATCAAGTGGGCTACTATTATCTGCCTGAACCATTAAGGTATAGCCAAACTGTGTCATGCTGTTTATCTTATCATAAACCGCATTTTTTGACGGTGCAACAGTTGTTACTCCAACCCAACTTGAATCGTAGGCTACATCACTTACACCTCCCGGTGGTGTACTCCAATTCCCCGTCCCATCCATGTACTCCGTTGAAACATTGGATAGCTTTTTTAAGAATCCATGTTTTGTTGTACTGGCATTATTTGTGGTTACATCGGAGGTAGATAGGTTGGCATCAGTTATTGTAAATGTTCGGTTTTGGCTTAAGTCCTGAGTAACTCCATTTACTGTAATTTCTCTTGTCGATGGAACTCTGCCAGCAACATCAGTATACAACTCAGTAAAGTTGGCATTAATAGAATTTTCAGCCGTTACCATTCTATTGGTAAGGTTTGTAGTAAATTCTATCGTTAACTGACCCATATTAAAATAACCTTAATTTTGCAACCAAATTTACAAATAAATTGTTTAACGTGCTATGAAACTTATCTATCTTATACCGTTTATTGCCTTGTTTGGATGCCAAACAAAGTCCGTAACCAAAACAACAGTTCATATTCAATGCGATTCCTGTTATGCAAAGGTTCAGAATACCTCGGATAACCAAACCGAAATAGTATTTGATGGCCCAATTACCGGAACTAAAAATATTGATATGTTTAGATTCATTCATATTAATTGCATTCAGATTGTAGAGTTTCAAAACTACTCAATCGATACGCCTGTAATTTATGCCATTGAAAACAATGACACAATACAGGGTAATGAGTTTGGGTTCTGTTTTTAAACACCGTTTTTCTTTTTAAAGATTGATATTGTACTTATTCCTGATAATATCCCCCTCGTTATTTTACCGATATATCCAGTAACATAATTACCTATTCCATAATTCGTATGGTAATACTTAAAAGGATTGGCTATTATTCCGTCCATTTCATCCCTTGTAATATGTAGGTCTGCTTCGTAATTTGATAGTCTAACTTCAGTCGGGGTGCTTGCCGGAACTAATCCACCCCCATTATAAACTGCACTAACTCCAAATGTTCCGCTATTAGCTTGGCAACCATAACCTAAAGCCGTTTCAGACCACGGCAAGTATTGATTCAAATAAAGTCCGGCCAATCCAAACCTTTTCTTAATCCATACTTCTATTCTATCACCTACCTCACAATAAAAAACCTTATCTAAAGAAAAAGTATAACTCGTTAAGTCCAAAATTGTAGTTAACTCAGCAACACTATCACCGCCTCCCCCGTTGGATGAAATTCTAACTAACTCGACTTGCTGAATATAATCTGCCCCTGAATTATTTGTTACCTCCACATCACAAACTGCATGATAATACCCAGGCTGTGGGACTGTATAAATTCCTAACGTTGAATCGTAGTTTGAATTGGTGTCAAAATAGGTCGGACCTGTTGAATCATCATTAAACCTTAATCTTCTATAACTAGCCTGTGTTGTATCGAACATATAAGTATTTAATGTAGTATCATCAAATATTTTAGTCGATGTTAGAATAGAATTAAACTCATCATTACCATCCGAAAGACTATCTACAATACTTTGAGCAATACCGCCTAATCTATTTGTTATCGTTACGTAATTAGCATACAATTCGTTGTAAAGATAAAGTGTAGGCAATGTTATTGTAGTTAGTTTAGCAAACACTTCATCTGCTGCCGCTATATCTCTATCAACTTGAATTAAAAAAGTATCTTCATCATATCCTTCAAAGTTACTCGGAGCATAAAGATTATAAGGTTTAGTTAATCCGGTATTGTCTACCTGTAAAAGAACATCATAAGAGAATACATTATCATTATCCAATATTCCGGCTGTGTAACTCCACCTATCCGTTAATGGGTTGTTTATTAAATACCCATCACCAATATTTTTAATCTGAAAATCTGCATCCGTATCGGTTATGTCCTGATAAAATCCACCTGTGCCTGCATCACATTCTTCAGTAGTATATTTATGTAAAATTAAATCACCATAATTGAACCCGCTAATAGGTGGTAATACTTTTGCAATACTATTTGTATTTATAACCAAAGAAGTTAATCTAAGGTCGAGTGCATTATCAATATTGCAAACTCCTGTTAGTGGAAATTCCTCTTGTCGATGCTCAACCAAAGAAACGTTACCTATTGGAAAGGCTGATTCCGATTTACTGCACCCTAAAATAATACTTGAATAAATCATGTTAATATCAATGCTTTCAGTCATTGAGGTAACACCATCAAAATAAACATTACTATTTGTCTGCCTAAAATAATCCTCATTCTCTATTCTTATTACAGGTTTACCGCTTGCTGCAACCTCTAACGAAAAATAAACATTAAATAGCTTATGTAAGTCATCAAACAATTCCCCAAATGAAATATAAGGAAAGGTAGAGCCTAATCTTATTTGTTTTCCACTCATTAAAATTCCCCATGCTTCATTGTTGTATGTTTCAGGGGCTGTATATGAATAAGAAAAGAATGTACTGGTAAAGTCCACTTCATCATCTGTCATCATTGCGATAATCAAATTTAAAGCATCATAAATTAACATTCCCTTTCTTGGAGGTGGTACAAGGCTAATAGTATCACCTTCATTATCTGCCCACGGTGGACTTGTCTTTGTATATTCTGATTCCTGATAAAAATAACGACCTGTCATTGGTGAGAATAACTGCACTCCTTCGTTTATTACAAACTTAGCAGAACAGTCTACACCGTTTTTACTTAACACCTCACCGTGAAAATCATCACCTAATCTAAACTTAATACTCTTGTTGTTATTAATCTTAGATAGGAATGAGTTGTCAGTTACAGGGCATTCGACTTGTTTTTTTACTAAGTCCCATTTGACTGCTACCAGTTTTATGATTCCTTTTGATTTTGAAACCCATAATCCACCATCTTCGCTGTATTGAATATCTACATCTACGTCCGTACAATATCCAGCATCAAATAAGGCTCTTAAAAAATCATAATCAGAACCTATAAATATAATAGCCCCGGTTATTTGATACACATACCCATTGGCAGAATCATTCAACGATAAACTTTCATTTAGTGAATCAACGCCTTTGGGCGAATCCGTACATAAGGTATTATTTAAAAATATCCTTATCATATTGCCCACGGATTAACATTTTTCTTTAAAGAATTAGCGATTAATTTATATCCGTGCATATTGATATTATTTCCTTCTGCTAATAACCTACTTAATCTCATATCGTCAAACACTTGGCCTTGTTGCATCATTAACGATGTTGCCATGTTTGTAGCAAAGTCTGCCTTCATTTGTTTCTCCTGTTCTTTTAAAGCTGGACCTACAACATTACTCATCATCCATTCATTATGCTTCCCTTCGTTCCATGCCTTTGAGAATCCAGGCAAACTACTATTCATATCGGTTTTTATTACTGCTTCTCCTGGCATTAATAACGCTGGCACACTATCCTTGCCCCTTATTCCACCTTGTACATTATCTGTTCCTTCTGCTAATGCTAAAACAGTATTTAAAGCATCAGCCGCAATACCTTCCTGAATAGCCCCCGTTGCAATAATAATCCCCGCTAATACCTCTCCAAACGGGGGTGGTATTTTTAGCATTTCAGTAACCGCTACCGCTGTATTTGCGATAATCTCTGAAGTCTTTAGTGCAAATTCAAAGATGGCATACCGCTTCATTATTTCTTTTTTCTTCTTTTCGTTATCTCCAGCATCAGCCAATTCTTTATTCTTTAATGTACTAATCAAATCCGAAACAACTTGGTTAGCTGTTTGCCAATCCGATAAATTAAGCATTCTATGTTTATGGGCATTATCTTCGGCCTGCATATAAGCCAAAATTCCATCTAACTTGGCTCTGTTTTGTTTTTGTAGTGTATCAAAATTAGTTGTGGATGTAGATGTTTCTAATTCCATCACACCTATATGCACTAAGGTAGCATCGTCCAGCGACCTTAAGCTACTAGCGGCCTCCTTGTCTATTTCCGCTTTCTTCCTTGTCAAATCAATAAGTTCATGTTCGATAGCTGTATAATCCTTGCCTAATGTTATTGCATCTAACATTTGTTTATTAAGCACTCCTATTCTATTGTTCAACGCATCGTATGGCCCAACCATTTTGGTTGTGCTTCCGGCCACATCTTCATGCAAAGGTTTTATTCCTTTTACAGAACCTATATATTCATCCCAATCTTCTTTACTTACATTTAACGTCTTACTGAATTTCAAAAAGGCATTGTTCAAATCATCTTCAGTAGAACTTTTAATATCTAATATCAATGATGAATTTATACGTGCGCTGATACCGTACTTATCCGATATAGCTACAAGTTTTTCATACTGTTTAGTGGTAATTTCTAAAACAGAAGCTAATTCCTCAAAGGTTTCTTTTACCTGTGATTCCCTTACTGTCTTAATATACTTTTCAAGTTCAACCGTATTTTGACCCTGTTCTTTTCTTAACTTTATTTCTGCTGCTATTTCTTCATCCGTTGCGTTGATAACTTTTAACTTCGCCTTCTCGAAATCTGTATATCCATCACCTACAATTTTAGCCGCAGGTGAAAAGTAATTTTTTACCCTTGTATAAAATCCTAAAGTAAGTAACGATAAAACCGCTTCTCCTGAATTAGCCAATCCTTTCCAAAACTTACCATCCGCAAAAGCAGCATAAGCCTCCCGTATTTCCTGAACAAAAGGTAATCCAACTTCAATTGATTTTGTTAGTCCATCTATACCGCCTCCTATATCACCTTTACCGAATGATGTAAGTCCTTCTAATAATGATGTAAGTGTAGGGGTTAATTTTTCTCCTATCGTTTCTTGAAGCTCTCCAAATTGGTTTTTAAGTTTAGCAATTGCCCCGGCTGTTGTATCACCCATCGCCTTTGCTGTTCCTCCAAACTTTTCAATAAGTAAATCCGCTGCCGCCCCGTTAGCAAGCTGTTCTTTGGTAAGTGATTTGAAACCACTATCCAATTTACCCATTCTACCTACACTTCCTTCGAAGGTTGCATCTAATTGCATGATAGCGGTATTCAAATCTACTCCCGTTACCGTGCTTAGTTCTACCGCTGCGTTGATAACCTTTTTAATCTGTTCTTCTGTTCTACCCTGATTTGCTAAGAATGTTTGACCTTGCTGAATAGAATCATCGTCAAAAATTGTTGTTTCCTGAAGTTCGGCAGCCTGATTCATTAATCTCGCCTGCGCTTGTTCATTACCTTTTAAAGCAAATAAAAGTAGTTGTGCATTCTTTTCTGCATCTACAAATGCCTCAACGCTGGCCTTCCCAAATTGAATTACCTGGTTAACTCCTAAAGCTATTCCCATTCCGGCCATTGATGCGCCAATAGTGCCAGCCATTTGCCCGAAGGATGAACCTGTCTTTTTAGTTTCACCCTGCATCTTAGCCCCTGCCTTCTCAAAAGCGTTGCCTATTTTATGAGCCGATTGAACACCTGTTTTTTCAGTAGCAAGTAAATCACTCTGAATATTCTTAATGTCCCCTTTGAAACTCTTTAACTCAAGGTCGTACTGTGCTACTATTTTGTCCATTCCGTCGACTGTTTAGTTTGCTGCCTTGTTGGTCGACCGGCTTGGGGGTTAATTTCCTTTTTAAAAGTAGTAAATATTCTTCAACTGTTCCGTGTTTAAATAAATTATTATACGCCTCTATATCATCACCTACTAAAATCAAGATACTTTCTCGGAAGCCTGTTTCTGCTGAAAGGATTTGACCTCTCCAAGAATGTTGCTGTATGCCTCTTTTGCCTTTTTTGTTATTGCTTTGTGTGCCTCCCAAGATTTTTGAACACCGTCTATTAGTTCGGCTGAGTTGGGTAAATATAGATTCAATCCAGCCTGAAGCAGAAAAGGGATAGTACCCCCTTCCGTCTTAAATAAGTTTACCTTCTCATTATGAATTTTCTCATCAATGATAAAAGGATTTTCATCTTGTCGGATTAATGTATAGGCTCCTAGCTCACAAAGAATGTCAGGGTGGAACATCAAATCTTTTTTACGTGATTTTACTTCCTGTATTCCCCACATTGCATTTTTAAGTCCGGTAATTTTTGATTCTAGGGATGCTGAGTTAATACAATTATCTATTGACCCTTCTATGATGTCCATTAAGGTATCGAACTCATCATTGCTTAGTCGCTTATCCAACATCATTACGTGGTTTTGGATTCGTTCTAAACGTGATAAAGGAATGTCGCCCGAAGATTTGAACTTATAGTAATCGTTTAACCCAAACGAAAATAAGTGTTCACATTTCTCTTTCCATTCAACCTTTCGAGGCTGTTTCTTTTTAAATAGACCCATCTTTTTTGCTTAGTAAATGTTTTCGATAATCAATAACCGCTTCAAGTATTTCTGCTAGTACTCCGTTCATAAATACACACCCGAAAATAATAATAGGTAATTGTGCAAATGTTAACCAGTTTAGACAGTTTATATTTAGAATTACATACGCTGGTATTCCCCAAAAGGAAGCCATGCAATAGATACAATCGTATAAAGGTTTGCGCCAAAATTCTGATTTAACGTGTTTCTTAAAGAAGCGATAAAGGAAACCTAATATCATTCCGTCATTTAAACAAATGTGAATACCATTGCAGAAGATTGATATAATAAGTATTTGAGTTACCATATTCCTTGAGGGTATTTAGATTCCCACATTTCAAAGCAGGCTTTTACGATTGTCCACATATTTTTTTATTTGAAAACGTTTACCGAATAATACAATCACATAACAGTATTTATAATAGTCGGGTAGATTTATTTTTCTTACTCCAAAGTTTTTTGGTAACTCATCCACAAGCGTAATGAGTAGATTTTTTTTTGCCTTATTAAATTCTTCCATTTCCTTATACATTCGCCTCAATTGTTTGGTTGCTTAATGCTAATTGATAATAAGGGTTTTCTGTTTCAAGTCCAAACGTCTTTATAAACGTCAATTGAAAACAGGTATACACTACTGCATCGACTGTGATGTTTGCCTTCTCAGTTATTCCGTCCGTGGTTAATGTTGCCCATAAAATAAACCTATCACTATCGTTAAAAAATCTGCGATAAGGCAGCATATCAAATGTAAGTAATCCGGCCCCGTCTGAAGTAACTGATATTCTTTTGTACTTATCTCTACCTTCTGCCCATACGTAAACGTAATAAGCTGTTAAAGGTGCTACCGTGCCAACTGTTAGGTTAGCAACATCAGCCTCGTTAGGTAGGTTTAAACATTTAGCCTCTTGGCATTCTGTGATACATGGGTAACTCATACTATTCTCCTTTGTAAGTCCTTTAAAATATTTTCAGCATATACTTTATAATTACTCCTAATCTTTCCGGCATGAATCACAAATTTTGCGTTTGCCTTTCCTTTTGATTTTACCATTGCATAAGAATATATTAAGGCATTTCTGAGTTGAACACCCATACGCTTATGTATTTCTCTCATTGTAAATTCTTTCCCTACTGCTGACTCCATATTAACAAGTATAATTATTAAAGCATTGTTGATACCCTTCCAAGATAATATCATAATCAATAACCACAATCGTCAAATCATGTCTAAATTGAATTTCTACCCCTTGAAAAATATCGTTTATCTCTGCGCTGTCGGTTGAATATTCCTGAACAAAAACATTAACCCTGTTTACTCCTATCGAAGCCTTCAAAGAATTAATGTTACTATCGTTTAATGTATGTACTAAATTGTTTGCAAGTTTTTCGTGGCTGTATTCGCTATCATCTATTAACGACCTACGTATAATTGCATAAGCCTTTAAGTTGGTAGTATATTTTAGGTAATCTTCTGCAACTCGTGGTGATTCTAATTGTTCGATAGTTGTATTACCTTCCTTCATGTGGAAAAATGCACCACTCCTAAAGTCAAATGTTGTAATAAATCTTAGGTTATCTTTTCCCTTGTAGATAACAGGGTATCGCATTTCGTTGCCATCTTCTTTAACCTCCGCTGCCCATTCACATAGACCGGAAATTTGAGCAAAGCAATTTAACTCGGCTACCTGTGTATTCAAATGAGTTATTACCCCTTCAATCATAGCTCTTTTCCAGTTAAATAGAAATAAATATTTTGAAGCTGGTGAACGTATTTTATCCTAATACTATTCATATTCTCAACTCCGAATTGAATAAACCAACCATCAGAAACTTGACCTATTTCAAAATCATCTTTACGCTGTATATAACCATCCCTTCCGGCAATTAATTCAAATCCAAAATTCTGTAACCATAGACTACTTAATTCTACTGGGGTAAAGTTTTCTCTATTGCCAAATAAAACAACTTTAGATATTCCGCCATGTGAATCCACATATATATTACCCTCTCTTAATTCAGTTTTATCCATACCCCAAATATACTATTTATTTAGTTGTTCTATGAATATTTCCCTAAACCTTTTCAATACAAATCCCCTTTCGCCTTTTGTGAATTTAAAAGCATCAGGGTATCTTGCAAATATTCCGTCCAATTTTCCCTGCGGATTATGTGTACTCGCCTTAATTGATTTGATAATCTTTATCCGTGAATTTCCTACCGTGATATTATTAACACCTCCGCTGTTCATAAACGCTTTTAGGAAGTTTCCAAACAACCACAGATTAACCTTCCCGTTTCCTTTTCCAATAGCCTTTTTAAATTGAGAGTAACCATCCGGGAAGTAAGTTGATTTATGGGGCTTCCCGTTTTTGAACTTGGTACTTCCATATTTACCTACTGGTTTATTCCTTCTTGGGGTGTATCGCTGCTGGTTCGAAACGTAAATAGGGGACGGGTCGTAACTTCCTAGCGGCCCATGACCACCTTGTCCTTTGGTGAATATCCGATAAGTCTGGCGGGTTATTACCTCTTGGGTTACTTCATAGAAAGGCTTAACGTCCAGCTTTGCCATCTGTTCGAGCTTCTTTGCGTACTCTTTTACGGTATAAGTGGCCATTTTTTAACCTTCTAATTATTAATAACTTAGTCTACTTTGTCCACCGGGCCAAGACCCGGAATTATATACCCAAAATCAAACCCCACATGAAACACCCATCTTTGGCAATGGTTACAAAATAACGACCTACAAGTCATTGTGCCAAACTCTGAATCTAAAGGCTGGATAGTTATCTCACCAGTACAAACATGCATGCTCTTTCGAATCTTCTGATTTTGTCCTCGCCTCTGCTTTAAATTATCTGATACATGCATAATGCCAAATATAATCAATTACCGAACCTTTACAAAATCCCCGTTAAAGGCGTTCATATCGTAGACCATAGCATCCAGTAAATCCAGTTGCTGAAATATATCCTTCCTGTTTTCCTTTAATCGATGTCCGTCCGGTGTTGCCTTTGCAAACTCACAATCTCTAATCAACTCCTTACACTTGGGATTAATCAGCACTTCCCCGTATTTGCTTATGATTGAATTACACAAGATACGCCCGTCTATATGGGTTGGGTTAACGTTTGGTAGGATGATTTGTTGCTTTGCTATCCTGAATCCGTCCAGTATTTTAGACCATGCAACAACTCCTACCTTGCTCACTATATCTTCTTTTCGGCCTGATACATCCCCTGTTATCATGTACTTGTTAGACAAGGACTGTTGATATGTCCGCTGTTTTATTTCCCGAATGATAGCATCGATGTACTCCAAACCTTGACACATATCCGGTGTAAGCACAATGGTATCGAAGTAATGGATATACTTTTTACCTGTTTCTTTGTTATACCCCCTGTGCGCAAGTGTGCATACGAACGGGTTACAGTTAAAGTCAAATGAAATATAAACAACCTCATTAGGCTGGTATACCGCAAGCGGGCTTACGTTTATGTTCCGGTCAAACATATACAACCAGTTAAACCCGGCCATTGTTACCCTTTCACACATTACCTCACGGGCAAAGGTGTATTTATCGAATCTATCTTCAAGCCCTTTTATGTAACCAGGTGGTAGGTTTTCGGCATTATCGTAAGTGGTTCCAAAGACTACCGGAATATGCTTATCCCCGTAAATCATTTCATCTATATCGGGGTTGCCTCTTGGGGGAGTAAGTGTGTAGAAGGTTTTAGGGTCGGGGCTGCCTCGCATCCTACCTAGCACGGTGGTAATATCTTCATTTGATGCCTCCTGTATTTCATCCCCCCAAGCCCAGCCAAAAGATGCACCCCGGTAGAATGATTCTAAGCTAAACGTGTAGATTTGCGCCCCGTTGCAAAAGCTCCAAACGTTGTTGTGGTTACTGGAAAACTTACTCTCATACCCAAATTTCTTACGTGGGTTTTTATTAACTACATAATGCTCATCTTCGAATATTCCATTACTTGCCAGTACTTGCTTAAATTCTGATAGGGTCATTTGGCTAAGCTGTGGATAGGTAGGGCTGAATATTGCCCCTAATTCTGTTGGCCTTGTATAGACCATATCCATTGAATAATAAGCCCCATCGGTTGTTTTACCTGAACCAATACCACCTACATAACTGCTTATCGGCTCCCGTTTTGCCAACAAAAGTGCCTCGTATTGCTTACTATGAAGGATGTATTTTTTATCCACTTGCCTTATACTCTATGGTCACTGGCGGTAGTATTGGCGTAACATACTGAATACTTGTATCTGATGGCCTGCCATATCCGTATTCAAATATAAGTTTAGCTGAATTAACATCCCCTTTTAAAGCTTTGTTGGCTAATGCCATTATTATTCCCTGCATAAGGGTAATGCCATCCTTCTCATCCCCTAATACATTAGACATGATTTCATCTAGCTGTGGTAGCTTCTTCGGCCTTCCTTTTGGGTTCCCTGACTGCCCCTTTTTGAATTGGCCACGTTCTTCATTCTTTATCGGCATAGCCTGTTATTTGCCTGTTTCTACGTATTTAACCCCGTTCTTCTTAATCTCAATCGTTGGGTCAAGTTTAATCATTCTGTCTACTATTACTTGGCAGTATTTAGGGTCGAATTCCACAAGATATGCCTTTCTATTCATTTGGTGACAGGCCACCATTGTTGTACCACTACCACCAAAACCATCTGCAACGATATCACCTTCCTTTGAACTGTTGCCTATTTGATAAGCGAATAATGGTATTGGCTTCATTGTTGGGTGTTCCGCGTTTCTACTCGGCCTATCAAACTCCAATATGGTTGTTTGCTTTCTATCGCTGTACCATCCGTGTGCTGCGCCTTCCTTCCATCCATAAAGGCACGGCTCGTGCTTCCATTGGTAATCCTGTCGACCCATTACCATGCTGTTTTTAATCCAAATAAGGCATTGCTTGACCATAATACCAGCATCAGACATTGCTTTTCTAAAATTAGCTCCTTCGCTATCTGCATGCCACACATACCATGAACCTCCAGCTTTCGTGTAACTTCCAAGGGCGGTGTAAAAGTCATATAAGAATTGGTAGAAATCTCCGTCCGACTGATTATCATTAACAATTGTTAGATTTTTCTTTGTTTTGCCCTCATAGGCCACATTGTAAGGTGGGTCAGTTACGACTAAATCGGCCATATTATCGCCAAATAAGGCTTTAAACGTATCTGTCTGTGTACTATCCCCACATATAAGGCGATGTTGGCCTATATCGAAGATGTCCCCCAACACTATATCTGTTTCAATACCGCCTTCAGGAACATCAAAGTCATCTTCTTGGGCATCTTGCTTTAAGTCAAAGCCTGGTATATCTAAGCCCCATTCTGTTACTTGTTCAATATCCCATTCGTTGGCTATCATTTCCCAATCCCACTCTCCAAAGCCTACGTTGTCTTTAATAATGAACTCTCGTTGCTGTTTTTCGGTTAGGTCTGAGGCTTTTATGATTGGCACTTCCTTTAGTCCTGCTTCTTTACAGGCTTTTAATCTCATATTGCCACCAAGAACTATCATGTGTTCGTTAACGACAATTGGCCTTATTTTAAGCATTTCAGGAAAATCTTTAATAGACTTAACCAACTTTAAAAACTTCTCATCCTTAATTAATCGTGGGTTGTTTGGGTTGGTTTTGATGTCCGATATTTTGACTATTTCGGTTTTCATTACACCCCGTAAATAAATTCGTAATTAGTGGCCTCGGCCTCAATTAACAGTTGTATCAATATTCTTTTCATCTTTTGCTGGGTTAGTGAATGTTAATTGTCCTAAACTTATAAAAATATCCCCTCCACAAGTAGCGTGGTGGACTGACATTGGTATTCCGTATTCTACTCTTAGACCTATGGATGAGTTTTCTAATGCCCCTGTAAACTGTAAAATTTTAAATGGGAAAGTAAGATTTGTTTTCAAAAATCCCATTGGCTCGTTGCATAGTCCACAATAGCAGATTTGTCCGGCTTCGAGTATTCCGTCTTTATGTTCAACGATTATGGTTTGCTGACTGTCCATGTTGTTTTGTTAGGTGTCCGACCTAAATGCAAATATAGTTATTTTTATCACTTGTGTCGCCACCAACTAACCCCGTTTGGTTTTTCGTTCTTTCTAAAGACGGTGTTAACCTGTACCCCGTGCTTATATCTGTCCTTAAAATGTTTAAAAATTACGTAGTTGTGTACTGCCATATCAACGCTTATGTTGTCGGGTAGGTTGCATTCGCTTTGGTATTTGGTTACTAATTCCAGGTATTCCAGCACTACCTCTCTTTTTCCTCCAACGATTCCACAGTTCAAAAGTCGGTGTTTACGGTTTTCGATTATGATTTGGTTATAGTCGGGCATTGTAACGTAGGGGGCTTGGTGGGTTTTCATCCACGGGCTGTCTACTGTTGCGTGTTTTTCATCACCTGCCCAAAGGAAGTCCCCTAAATCAGTTTTAAAAGGGTTTATGTAGCATTCTACATCGGTTGAATCTACTAGGAAAACATGGCTAAAGTCAGTTTTACGGCAATATTCCCTAAACACATACCACCTATAAGCATTTCCTGATACTGTAAATTGAGGTCTAAGGTTTTCAATGGCATAGGCTTGAGTGTCCTCATCCGAAAAACAATCTGAAGCTATTAAAAGAGGTATTGAAAATTTGCTTACTGAATCTATTAATGGGTAAAGTAATCCCCTATCCGGCTTGCGGGTTTTATCCCTTTCAGGCTCCCATAAACGATGCCCATCGGATAAGGTGGTAAAGTAAGCTGTAAATATTATTCCGTTGTTCATAACTTACTCATAAATTCTTCAACCGTTACCAAGTTAAGGAGTTCTTTTCGGTTCTTTTCGAAGTACTCCCATGTTATTTCCGGTAGTTCTTTTGGCTCTTGGTGCTTTCTCCAAACTACACAGCATCCGTAATCTATATCTACCGTTAAAAAATTAATGTTTGGGTTACTTCCGAGGGTCGCTGCAAATCGGTAACAATCCCCTGTCCATTCCTTTGTTTCTCTTGGAACCTTTGTTATTGCTTCGCTGTGGGGTGAACAGTCGTGTAATACTATAAATCCACCGGGTTCTAATCTTGCCAGTACATTATCGAAATCCTTTTTTACCTGGTCGGCATGATGTAAACCATCAATAAATGCAAGGTTGAAAGTTTGGCGGGTGTGGGCTTTATGTTCAAAAAACTCATCACTCGTACCCTTGAAAATATATCCGTTTGATTTGCACTTTTGGCAAATTTCAGGTTCTACGCCTTGTTTTTCGGGGCAGTCGATTAGATTAAAGTTGTTTTCGGGAAACTGGATGCCAATTTCGAGGTATTTCTTCAGCTGATATTTCTTTGCTAGGTACTGTAAGATGTGGGTATGGTTCTTCATTTTTTAATGTGTTTGGTGAATATAAACTCCTGTGAACTGGAGTAATCGAAATCAAATTTAGTGATTATGTTTTCATATCCCATCGATGATTTGGCGAAGGCTATTTGGTCCCGTATTGAGTTATGACTTAACTCCTTCCACCAATCTTCACACAGGGCTTTTACTTCAGGGGTTCGGCTTCTGATTAATATTCCCGATTGAATAAGACCGTTATTTCTAGGAACTACATTTAGATAGCTGTTCATTTGCTTTATAAGGTCGTTCTTATCCCCTCTGTTTTGGGCTATACATACTTGGGCTTCCTCAAATACATCGTTTCTCCACGGGTGTTTAGGTGCTGAAAATTGGCCTTTGTGATTATTTTCTACAAATTTATCTAAGTTGCAATTAATGGTAAAGGAACCGTCAATCCAAATAGATAATTGAGATTCGATGAACTTGTGAAACATCAGCTTTACAAATCTTGCAGCGCCTTGTTTTGTTAGGATGGGGTCATTCATTTGTTTTATATCCCAATATTTCGACTTTAAAGGCTGGTCTGTGAAGCATACGTATGACCATCCCGGAGTAACTACCCACGGGTCTTTTAACTCGTCATAGGGGCCGAAAATCGCTGTATAAATTACTTTCTCCATGCCTCAATCATTTCTGAAATCATACTCTCAAATGTGTATTCAGGTTTCCATCCTAGCTCCTTAATTCTTGAACAGTCCCCTTTTAGGTATGGTAATTCCTCCGGTCTGAAAAATTTAGGATTAATCGTTACATAATCTAAATAGTTTAGGCCAAGTTTGGTAAAAACATAATCGCATAATTCACGGACTGACCTCGTTTCTCCGGTTGCTACTACCCAATCTCCTGGTTCTTGTTGCATGATTAAGTGCATGGCTCGTACGTAGTCTTTTGAATGACCCCAATCTCTGAAGCTGTCAAGGTTGCCAAGTTCTAAAGTCTTTTGGGTTCCGTTTTTAATGTTGACCGCTGCTTTTATTATCTTGTTGGTAACAAAATTTGAACCTCTGCGTGGGGACTCGTGGTTAAAAAGGATGCCATTGTAGGTCTTAAACCCTTGACTTCTGTAATGTCGGGTGAAGTGGTAGGCTCCCAACTTCGAAATTCCATAAGGGCTAACTGGTAGCATCTTTGTTGATTCCCTTTGGAACCCGTCCACGTCTACTGAGCTTCCAAACATTTCACTACTGGATGCCTGATAGTATTTTGTTTTAGGCCAAAAATCTTTAATACACTCCAAAATTTTCAACGGCCCGGCTGTATTTGTTAAAAGGGTAAAAGCCTGTAAATCGCTGCTTATTCTTACATGGCTTTGGGCCGCTAAGTTGTATATCTCGTCCGGTTGGCTTTGTTGTATAGCGTGGAAAATACTACCCTCATCTAAAAGGTCTGCATAGTAGGTTGTTATTTTACCTTCCAAATGTCCGATTCTGCTTTCTTGGTGTTCGGGCGTGGAGTTTCTTCGGATTGTACCATGTACCTCGTAGCCTAAACTTAGTAGGTATTCAGCTAAATAGCTTCCATCTTGTCCTGATATCCCGAAAATTAAACAGCGCATTGTTCCATCATTTTTTGAACGTTTGGGTAAGTGGTATCATTCCCGGTGTCTTGTCCTCCTGGTATTGCATCCATTAAAAGTATTCCCCTTGCTGCATCTTCAGGGGTCATGTAATAGTGATAGCCTAGCATTTTAACGTGGTTCGGGTCGGTGTAGGGTAAACTCATATCCCTTCCATCGTAACGGGCTAAACGCAGCCAATTTGCGGCTTGCTCATCGTTGGTGATTACTACTCCACCCCTGCCAATCGGTATTCGTTTTTTGATTTGAAAGCTAACACATTGTAAAGCATCCCCGCCTACGTACATTCTCTCCATCCATCTTACCGCCCCATCATATACCCTTGTTCCTTTTAATTGATAGATTCCTGTCCATGGGTCATCGTGATAGGTTACGCTAAACCCTATTCTTTTTAACATCATTGGAACGGAAATATAGGTATGTGCCGGAATACCTATAATCCGCTTCTTAATTTCTCCAATGCTCATTAAATATCTTAAACTTAATTCCATTGCGTGAGTACAACAGTCAACAGTTACAGCGTATTTAGCTCCTGCGAAGTCTGCTATCTTTTTTTCGAAGATGGAAATTATTTCACGTGGGTCCTCAAAGGGATATTTTTCTCTTATCGCTTCCAGTTCGGGACGTTGTAGTTCGATGGGAACTTTGCCGTTGGGCCAAGAGTTATATACCACTTTATCTTCACTCATGTAAATTATTTTTCATTAGTAAATTACCAAAGTTCCCTTCAAAATTATACGTTCCAAGTATTGTCCAATCAGGTAACAAAGCTAATAAATCTTGCTTAGATATTTGCCCTTCGTACAATTCTTTATCACTAAATTCTATGTATAAATAACGGGTATTTTTCAACGTCTTTTTAGCCCCGTTAATCACTTCTTTTTCGGCCCCGTTAACATCACACCAAATGAAGTCTATCGTTTGATTTTGGAGTACATAATCATTCCACGTGTCTAATTTAAAACACATCACCTTTACTTCTTTGTTAAAGTGAACCTGAGGCCATATCTCTAAATGGGCTTTAGGTTTAAACATTGAACCGCTTGCTCCTTTAGTAGCCTGATTAAATACTATTGGGCCGTCATTGTTTCCAATAGCGGTATGGTATAAGGTTAGTTTTGGGTTTAATTTATTTAGTTCCTTCCACTTTTCCTGATTAATTGGGTCGGCTTCGAAGCAATGAATTTCGGGGCTGTCAAAAAGTTGGGATAGTTCGCTTGCATCCTTGCCGTTAAAACTTCCAATGTCCAAAATAATTGGGTCGGGCTTGCCGATAAGTTTTACTATTTCTTCTTTAGACATATCCATTATTTTGTCGCTTGTAAGTTAAGTGAAATTAATCTAGATTCATAATCGCTTGTAGGTATTTTAGCCATTGAGTGGTCGTCAAACATTCTATGCTCTGTGTCGTATATGTCCCATAAATAAGGATTTTTAAATCCTGTTTTTATTAGTAACCTATAAAGACTTTCAAAATCATAAACCGTCTTGTGAAATATTTTATTATCCCCCATTTTCATCATTCCAAAAAGTGGGCCTGTTAATCTATCTAATGAAACTTTTTCATTCAGATAAAGTTCTGCCAATGTTTTGAAATTTGGAACCGATAATCTCAAAATACCTCCCGGTTTTAAAACTCTTTTCCACTCAGTTAAAACCTTAATCACTTCTTCGCTGTCAAAATATTCGAGGGTATGTGAGCTGTAAATTAAACTGAACGTATTATCTTCATAAGGAAGGTGGTCTAAATCCCTTATGCAAGTGCTGTGAGGGTACTCCTGCCCATCGATTTGGGTCCACTCATTTCCAAAATCACGGGGGCCCGCCCCTATGTGCAATTTAGTTTTCAATTCCTTCTAAGTTTAGTTTATAAATATCATTTTTTCGAACTCCTTCATTGTGAATAACAACGTTCTCAGGAAATCCAACTATTTTCCATCTATCGTTTTTAGGATTTTGAGTTTCCCATTTCCACGGTGTTAAACCGGGTTTCATTGAGCCTACTAAAAACTCCCTGTTCCATATTGCGGGCTGTGAGCTTAACCTATAATCGGCATCACTACTTACCCAAAAAAATGCACCACTTATATTGTGGCCTCGTTTCATTGATTCATTTGTTAAACATAATTTGCCAATAGTATTGCTAAAGGAAATTAGATTTAGCAAACGTTCAATCTTCGCCTTATCAACTGGTGCTTTTATAAAGCTATCCTCCATCATCCAAACAAAATACTCAGGTTGCTTTTCAAAATACGGCTTTAAATCATCCGTGAAATATTCCGGGCCTCGTTGCTCACCTAAAGATACCCATGTACAATTATCAGGTAGTTCCATGTCAGGTTTTTTATAACCTACTAACTCAAATGGTTCGCCCCAAAATTTATTATACAGCTTAAAAAATATTGGTAAGCAATGATGGTATTTGTCGCTGGTTGTAATTATAATCTTCATAGAAATACTTTATCTTGTTCAATACCTCGATATGGCCCTGTCTTTACTTCATAAACCAAAGTCCCTGGTTCTAATATCTCGTAGGTATGCCCACCAGCTAATGTTATAGAAGCGTCCCCTGCCTCTAGTATTACCTCCTTTATAATCTTATCATCTGCCCCGTATAAAATTGCTTTTACACTTCCTGCAATTACTATCCAACTTTCTTGTGCAATGATATGATTAGGGCCAAACTTATGAATGTGTTTATGTGGTTTGAAAGTTGTTCCCGTTGGTAGATTTAAAGCCGCCATCTGCAAATGATTGTTTGGTTCTATAATATCAAACCTACTTACATCAAAATCTTCACGCCTATAAATGATGTGGAATAGCTCTCCACCGCTTAATATCTTTTCCATTATAACTTAAATTGATTATCCTCAACATTTAATCCCCTACCTTCGCCCCTTGTTTTTCTACCTGCCCATTGGTCGAATACACTTCCAATATCTAAAGCTACCCCTCCTAAATCTCTAAACCAGTTACAATAGTCTTTAATTATTCCGGTTCCTGTTAAACATAAACTTATAGATACTGGCATTCCTTTCATCCATCTTTCAATGTCTTTATACTGGTCAGGATAATGATTCATTCCTTCATAGCCGTTTGTAAACTTGGCTTCCGGTGCTATAATATAACTGTGTACATTCTTTACTCCAACAGCTTTAAATTGTTCATCCAAATTTCTGCATGAAATATAACATAGGTTTTCAAGGCCGTTCAAAAGTTCTAAATACTTTCCTTCATGTAACCATTGGTAACGATAATCTAAATCAATGGTGTTTTTTAGTTCTACCCCGTGACTATTTAATCGTTTTTCGCATTCGTACCAATATTTATTAAGCCCTTCTCTTGGATTAAGTTTTAAGGCAACTATATCAGCGTTCCGATAAGCATCTAAAAGGTTGTCGGCTATCTGTTCTGCTACATCAATAGCTGGGATGAATCCAAATTGACGCTTAAAAATCATTTTAACCATGTCAATATCTTCGAACCTTTCGATAATTGCCATTTCTCCATCACCCCCCGCAATTACCGATAAAGACTTCCGTTCTTTTAGGCTGTCTTTTACTAGTTCAAAAAGTTGTTCTGACCCGTATATCATTGAATATGTCGCTTGTCGTTAATGCCTGTTTCCATCCTGTAATAATGTAGTAAATAAACCCCTTCCATTAGTAGGATTTTCTTTTTATGGTCTAAAATCTTTTGAGAAAACCCATTATCTACCGATAAAATACCTATCCCTTCAGGAAATTTACCCACTTCCTCCCATGTTTTCTTTTGAACTATCATGCAATGCCCTGAAATAATGCCGTGAAGCTGCTTTACTTGGTGTTTGCGGGCATAACAATCTGAAGCTATACGTTTGTGCTTTAAAATATCCCTTTCGTTTGATATGTGCCTATTGTAGCATTGCTCTAAACATCCTACTCTATTGGTTAAACAGGTAAAAAGTCCGGTGTCTGGGTGTAAGTCTATTATTTGTTGGATTTGATGGCCGTAATCCGGCATTAAAAACATCGTATCACCATCAGTAAGGCAAGCCCAATCATCTTGGTTTGGCAAAAGTGCCATGTAATCATTGTAAGCCTTTCCTAAGTCCTTATCGGTTGAATAAGGGTTGAAGTAATAAATCACTTTTTAAGTGTAATGGTTGAATGCGAAGGTAAAAATAAAATTTGGAAGAAACAAATAAAAAGAGGTGGAAATTCCAGTAACCACCCCCTTTTTGAAATTTCGATATAGAAAATACAAATATAAAAATAAATTTGGAAGTAACAAAATTAAATGTAACTATTTATCAGGTAGATTAAAACACTTTTTAAGTGATAGGTTTATAATTACTTTTTCAATTACCCATGATTCATAAGGCATATCATCAAAATACTTCCAGTAATAATCTTTTATTTCGTCTGTATTTAATTCAGTCGTAAATATTGACTTAAATCCTAACTCATAAGAAAGATATTTTAAATGCTGTCTAAATTCAATTGAAAATAAACCATCCTTTTCTACACAAGAAAAATCAAACCTTTTTCTACCTAATTGTATGTAGTTGTCTTTTTCATAAGAGAAGATATAAAGACCTTCTGTTGATATAATATTTTTCATGGTTTCTTTTTTTTAAGCATCCTATAAGGAATAGCGTTTACTAATTGTACACAATATTGGAACTCATAATAAAGTTAGGGTGTTTAGCGTTCTTTCCTTAACCCACTCACCCGAAATAAAGAATCGATTATTAAAGCCGGAATGTTTTAATATGGTCCAGCCATCAGAATCATTCACATTAAATAAGGTCCTCGAATTTCGTTTAATCTTCACTAACTTATTTTCCTCCATTAACTTCTCTAATTTGGACCCGCTGGAGGCACTTGCATAGCCCATTAGATTACTAAACCATCGAACTGAAACAGACTGAGCGGACCCGTTGCGTTTTTTGACGAGTCGCTTTTTACCAGTTTTGTACAGTTGCTTTATTATACTTTGGTCCCATGCACAAGCGCAGCAACGGGCCAATAATTCATTAACCGTATTGCCTTGTATGATTATAGGACCTAAGACTTTGTAAGAGGTTAGACGATACCCATTTCTAGTTTTCCACGCCCAGCCTAATTTTATCATTTTATTAAGGTGATTCATAAAGGTTGAATACTTACCTAGGGACCGAGTGCCGGATTTAGGTAAATATCCAGAGCCTTTACAATGTTTAAGGATGCGAAGATAGGTAGCCCAATACTTTAAAGTACCGTTTTTTCTTAGTTCAATAAGCCACTCTATATTATGCTTCATATCCTATGAATGGAAAAGCCCCATTACTGCTTAGGTAGCTGGGGCGAATAATCCAAAATAAAATATTGTTATACTACCTAAGCGAAGCAAAGATAGTCAAACTTTCTGAACCTGCAAATAAATTTTAATTGAAATTAAATAGCCTAATTTTCAACGACTTACATTTAAACCGTATTTTATCTGCATTAAATATTTGGTTAATTGAAACAAGTGCTTTACATTTGCTGTATAAATAACAAAAACGAATATGGAAATCCAATTTTTAACGTCCGAACAAGTGCAGGGTTATTTAGTAACCATGCGGGAGGAACACCGTAAAAACACAGATTATCGAATGCAGAACTATTTTAACTGTGTAGATGATTATTCGTGGGGTGGGATTTGCGACCAAGCGCAAGATAGGACTTATAGTAATTTATCCCATGTTCTAAATCTAGTAAAAGAGCAAGAAGAAAATGGTGGATTTTTGACTGAGGTTGTAACTGAATTAGAGTTAAGAAATTTGGACGGCTCTGTTGTAAGTAGTAATATTATTAAGGGTAAATTTGGCAATTGCTTTATGTGGGGTACTGAGCAAAACGGTTTTAGTTTTTGTGGACTTTCTAAAAAGCAAAGCACTTTTGAAAAGAAGGGATATGTGGTGGTTTCAAAGCATTATGAATTGAAGGTTAGATATACTGGCAGGGTAACGAGAAGCGGCTATGCTGACCGTGTTATTGAGTTGGTGTCAACCTCTGAAACTATTGAAGATAAAATTGACAGTAGCCTTGACAATAAGGGCTATGACCTGTATAAAGTAAAATGTATAATTAACTAACAAAAACGAATGGAAGCAAGCAACAAAAAAAAGGCAGGCAGAAAGCCGCTAAAGGACAAGAAGATTACCTTAACCATCTACCCCCGAATGAGCCAGGTTAAGGCCGCTGGTGGAGTTGAAAAGGCAAAGAAGTTAGCAATGGCAGCGTTGCCAAAAGAAGTGTTTAATTAGGTCTTAAACTTGTAAAATAAAAACTATGAGCAATTTTAAAGTAGGGGAACGGGTTGTAGCTGTAAGAACTCATTCTCAGCGGTGTTTTGTAAAAGGTCAATTATTTACAGTACTTGGCGTTAAAACTATACCATGTTGCAAATACCTAGTCGTTGATGTTGGATTAAGAATAAACCATCCATTAATTGAATGCCATATTTGCGGTTCATTATGTAGTAACGACAATATGTTTTACCATAAAAACTTTAAACCACTCTCTGACTACCTCTCCTCCTTATCTGAAACTGAATTAAACGAAATAGAAAAGACATTCCCTGAAATCAAAATAAAAGAAACAGTATGAAAGCAACAAAAACAGGATTTATGGCTACACTTTTAGCTGGTGCTTTAGGTGGAGTAGGATTAGACATGGATGGTGAAAACATTCGTGAAGGTGGAAAATTCCATCCAAAACTTCCCTTAACGCCTAAACAAAAGAAGGCTCGTAAAAGAACTAAGGCGCAAAAACAAGCACGTAAAAAACAACGATAACCGCATGAACGAACTAGAAGATTTGCTAGATATAGCAGCAGTACATATAGGCCACCCGCTTGGATTCTATATAGATAAGGGCTGGAAGCATACCCCTAATAATATTCATCTTAGGCACTTTGACGAAATGCCGTTTAAGACGGACTGCTTCGACTCCTTAGATGAACTTATCCTTTGCCTACAATTGTTTTGTCATTTAAGCTGTTTAAAATGAGAGTAGAACTATTTAACGGGGAATCCGACCTAATAACCATTAACCGAAAAGATGTTTTCTTCGTTGGTGAGATTTTTACTGATGGAGAAGATATTGAGTTCAAAGGAAAGTTTTTTGTTGACGATGAGGACGGGAATAAGCACCCTACCGAAATAGATGCCGATGGTTACGACTTAGTACAGGCTTTGGATATTGACGTTCAAAGTGCTATTAGTGAATATGGATTTGATATGGAATGTTATAACGCAGATAATAATTAAACTATGAAAACATTTGAAACCTTTAAAGAATATTTTGCCGCAAAAAGCAAAGAACAATCAGCTTGCTCAGGCGAATACAAAAAACTTTTAGCTTCCGAAAATTGGGAGCAAATATTAACCGTGATGAAAAATAATGCTAATTGGTGCTATATTTATAAAGTTATTGATGCTGATATTTTAGAGCAATATATTCCTGATGAAATTCTTTTAGAGAATGGCATTTATGTAAAGAAAAATAACATCGTTCAAAAAGAGGGATTAGCTGTTTACTATTCATCTACCAGCAAGCATTACGATTCATCTACCAGCGAGCATTACGATTCATCTACCAGCAAGCATTACGGTTCATCTACCAGCAAGCATTACGGTTCATCTACCAGCAAGCATTACGATTCATCTACCAGCGAGCATTACGATTCATCTACCAGCAAGCATTACGATTCATCTACCAGCGAGCATTACGATTCATCTACCAGCAAGCATTACGATTCATCTACCAGCGAGCATTACGATTCATCTACCAGCAAGCATTACGATTCATCTACCAGCAAGCATTACGATTCATCTACCCATGGCTCTGTAAACGTCCTAAAAGATACCTCAATTATACATGATTCGGCCATTGTACGGGAACGTTCAACGGGTAAAGTTTACTTTAAGAAATCAGCATTTGAAATTGTAGAGATATGAACCACTACGGACGAGGCTTTAACGATAGACCTAACTACTCAGGATTATGGGTAGGCTTGGTAGTAATGTTTATTATATTTGGTTTAATAACAGCGATACTAAAATGAAGATTTTTATAACAGCTTTACTCCAATATTTACTTGCTTATTCAATAATAATTTTATATATTAGAACAGAATTATATGTGCCTTAAATCCGACAGACTAAACAGATTATCCATCCAAATCTTCAAGGATATTCAACACGTAAACTTTTTAGTTGGTGTTAGAAATTCTTTAGACTTTGCGTATGGTAATGATAAAGAATACGACCCCGATAAAAACAGGGAATTAGTACAAGGTAAAATAGCTAGGCTTCGTAAGCGAGTAAAGGAAAACGAAGCGAAGGCAAATAAGTTACAAGATTAAACAATTAAAAATAAATAATATGAAAGTTCAATCAGTAACATTTAATTGGCATCAAGCAGGCTCAACAATAGACCGTGATGGTGCTGGAGATAATTGGGAAAGGGTAACGGTTGGCGATAAGGGTGTAATATTAATTGAAGAAAATGAGCCTCATAATGGAATGCAATTATGGAACTATCTAGTACACAATGAAGATGGAACTCATAAAAGAATATTTAACCCAAACATTGTAGAATATTTCGATTAGTTCTTTACAATTAGGTCAAAGGTAGAAACCGGAGGGAGTTTCTCGACAAATCTCCCTCCTTCTTTAAAACGTAAAACAAACAACATGGAAGCATTAATTAAAATTCAATCAGAACTAAAAGCCCCAAAAGGCCAGTTCAATAACTTTGGGAAGTACAAATATCGTTCGTGCGAAGATATTTTGGAAGCCCTTAAACCACTTTTAAAAGATAATAAATGCTATGTACTATTAACCGATGAAGTTATCGAAGTGGCTGGCAGGGTTTACATAAAAGCAACGGCCTCAATCTTTGATGGTAAAACGGAAGTATCTGTTAGTTCACAGGCCCGTGAAGATGAAATTCTAAAAGGAATGGCGAGTAGCCAAGTAACCGGAGCCGCTTCATCCTATGCCCGTAAATATGCTTTAAATGGTTTGTTTTTAATTGATGACCAAAAGGACGGGGATAATCAACAGGGTACTCCCGATAAAGATAATAAGGATTTAACTTTATGGGTAGACTTGGTTAAGGGCTGCGACACGAAAGAGCAACTAGAAAAACTTTACAACTCGAATAAGGAAATAATTGGAACTGATACAAATATTCTAAAATTGTTTTCGCAAAGGAAAGGAGAATTAAATGGGTAGTTGGTTCCGTTGCTCAAAGATTGGGGATTTAATGACAGGTAGCCGGGACAAATCCGAGCCACTTGGTGAAACCTGTAAAAGTTATTTGGATGAAATTATTATCCGATTAAAATACGGAGTTGAAAAAGAATTAGTAAGCAAATATTTAGAGAAGGGCTTATTGTCCGAAACTGATTCTATTGGCCTATTACTTGCTACTGATGGCATTATCTATACAAAGAACAAGGAAAGGTTCGACAATGGTATTATAACAGGTGAGCCGGACATTATTCACGAAGATAAGATTATAGACGTTAAAACTTCGTGGGATTTGTTCAGCCATATTAAAAACAAAAAGATTAATCCAAAGTATGAATGGCAAGTTTTGGGCTACATGGAATTAACAGGATGCAGAGAAGCAGCGATTAAACACGTACTGGTTGATACTCCTAATACATTGGTAGAAGATGAAATAAGAAGGGCTGGATGGAAGCTAGGAATGATTGAGATACCAGCAGACTTCGAGGCCGAAATGCGACACAATATGCAATTTGACCAAGTGCCTTTAGAGGAAAGGGTAATAACATTCGAGGTTAAATATGATGAAGAAAAGATTAGTAAAATGTACGACAAGTTAACATTATGCACAGAATATATTGAAAAACAACTATAATCATGGGAGAATTTAAAGGTAAAATAATCAGCATTGGGAACGAAGAAATCGTTAGTCCAAAGTTTAAGAAAAGAGAATTTGTTATTGAAGAAACGGAAGGTAAATATCCGAGGACGGTTTGCTTTCAACTTACAAATGATAGGGTGGATTTAATAGACCCGTATCAGATTAACCAAGTTATTTTAGTAAGCTATAACCTTGAAAGCAAAGAATACAAGGGTAGATGGTTTACAAATGCAACGGCATGGAAAATAGAAAAGCAGCACTACAATAACGTAGGAAATCAAAAGCCGCCATTTTAATGAAATGCCTTCAACTAAATATAGGTGGAATTAAGTACTTCGTTACTGTTACGGATTTATTTGTTACACTTAAATCAATTAGTATGAATAGCGATGTAATTTATAACGAACCATTTGAGGGTGATAAGCATAAGTTCAATATGAGGGATGCTAGGAAATTTATTAACCGTTCTTTTGAAAAATGAAAGCCTATACAAAAACATATCTCGACTTTTTTGGCTATTCAATAGCTGATTTTGTACCGTGTGAAATATGTTCTAATCGCTGTATTGATATTCACCATATCCTTACACGTAAAAAGAGGCCGGATTTAATTAATGAAATATCAAACCTAATGGGATTATGTAGAGAATGCCATGAGAAATTTGGAGATAAGAAACAGTATTTAGAATTTTTGCAGGAAATTCATAATAAAAAACTAGGCGTATGAACACAATCGATGCATTGATATTAGTTATTCAAGAGTTAGAGGTAGGTAGATACTATGCCTATCAAACAAAGAGTGATTTAAAATACGCCTGTTCTTTAAAAAACGGACATTACCCAAGACAGGTTGA